TGGCGGTCGCGGGGCGTTCTTTATTTACATACCGAACCGGTTCGGCTTGGTAACGGTTCACCCATAATGAGCCGGAATGCCCCCCCGGGGTGTTTACATATAGCTTCCGGACCCGCCCTCCGCAATTTTGCAAAAGATTGGCCCTGCGCCAACCTCGCAACGAAAACCAGCGAACCAGCACAAGGCGGTTCGCATAACTAAACAAGACAAACCATGAGTGACCAAGATCCGAAAATCCAATGCCAATATGACAAGCAGCTCCCCCTCGATGAGCTGGTGGAGAACCCGCGCAACCCCAATCTCCATACTGAGGATCAAATTGACCGGATTGCCGCGGCAATCCGCTGGCAAGGCTGGAGAGCACCAATCACCATTTCAAACCAATCTGGGTTCATTGTTGCCGGTCACGGCCGGTTTCACGCGGCAAAGCGCCTCAAGGCAAAAACCGTCCCAGTGGCATTTCAGGATTTTGAGTCAGATGCGCAGGAATGGGCTCACATGATTGCTGACAACCGGTTGAGCGACCTGTCGGCATTTGATAACAGCAAGCTCAAGGAGCTCATCAGCGAAATGGACACCGGGGAAATTGAACTGGAACACACCGGCTATTCAACCCGTGAATTGGAAGGTCTGATGACTCAGATATTTCAAGGTGATGAAAAGGGGAGGACTCAGGATGAATGGCTGGAAATTTTCCGCAACTCATCAGTGCGCCAGATCACGCTGATATTTGATGAAGAAACCTTCAATGAGATGCTGGTGATGATTGAGGACATCCGAAAGTCTGGCGGCCATTCCAACAACACGGACGCCGTTGCCGCTGCCATACGTGCTTATGAACTTTGAGTTGAAACCGCACCGGCTGAAAGCATTTTGCGAATTTGCCAAAGCCCATATCAAGAGCCGGGACATTGACCCGGCATATCCGGTGTTGCGGCACTGCCTGACCGAATTTGATGACCGGCCGGACCGGATTTGGCGCACAATTTTGTATGTCACATTCTATGACCTTGGCTCAACAGAATTGGCATGGGCCAAATATCCAACTCCGCCCGGGAATGTCGCACCATTTGCCCTTCCAACCGGGGTTGAGAGGCGGGGCTTCAGAGGCCAGCCAGACCGTGTTGCTGCGAATTTGAACGGAGTATTGGAGGCGGGCCGCGTTGCTGGGGGGCTTGATAAATGGGTTGATGAACAAATTGGCGATGGCGGGGAAGCCGGGTGGACCAGAGCCAGATTGGCGTTTGAAGCACTGCCCTTTTGCGGCCCGTGGGCGAGCTACAAATGGGCGGACCTGTTGAAGCATACCCTTGATGAACCGATTGACGCGCCGGACATCGGTGTTGGCGGCAGAGGAAAAACCGCTGGCCCAATACCGGGAATGGAATGGCTGACGGGTTTGGATTGGAAAACTTGCGCGGAGGATATTGGCGAGCAGCGCCGGTTGCTTGATGAATGCCGGGATCTTGGCGTGCCTTTTGCCGGGCTGGACCAGCTTGAAACAAGCCTGTGCGATGTGAACAGCCTGCGCAAAGGCCATTATTATGTCGGGCATGATATTGACCTGATGATGAAGCACCTTTCCGGTGCCGGGGAAAATTTCTGGACTGCCCGGCGCAAGGTGATCCCGGGTGAATACCTTGGTGAGCTATGGGGGTGGCAGGGTGTCCGCAAGGAGAAAATGGGGCAATGGTAGATCAATTTTGGAACATAGGATAAAAAAATGGAAGAACAACCTCAACAACAGGACAGCGGCGATCATGAAGCGCAAGATGAAACTCAGGATGAGTCACAACCAAAATATGATAAGTGGCTCGCCATGGAGGGAACCGACCCAGCGCACCGCGGCCAATCAGGCGTGGACCCTGAAACGGGATGGCGCTGGGAAAACCGTGCGATTGGAATGACCCGGAATGCCCAGACCAAAAACCGGAAATGGCTGAAGGTTTTTTTGGACCCGGACCCGCACGTGGTCAAGGATCAAAATGTGCCTTTGCGCGGCTGGTACAAAGCCCGAAATGAATTGCCCGGAGTGCGCCCGCGGCCCTGCTTCACTGAAGCGCTGCTGACTCAACCTTATGGCGGGTCGTGCCCGGTCCGGTGCCAATTTTGTTACATCAACAACGGCATCCGCGGCTACAGGGGGCAAGGCATCACAGTCCTTGACCCATCCTACCCGGACAAGATCTCAAAGCAAATGCGCTCCATCAGGACCGCAACAGCATTTTACATTTCATCATTCACCGAACCATTTCAACCACGTCTGGAGGCGCACTACCATAACACAGAACGGACTGCCCAAGTGGCAACGCATTATGGGCTGCCAATATTTTTCTTGAGCCGCCAAGTGCCCCCTGACTGGGCCATTGATCAACTCCGCCACAACCAATACTCATATCAACAATTCAGCATCAACACGCCATGTGAAAATGATTGGCGCAAGCTGTCACTATTCGCCGCCACGTTGCCCGAATTGCTTGACGCGGTTGAAATGATGAACAAGGCCGGAGTGTACGTGTCAATCCAGTGCAACCCCATTACCCCGGGAGTGACTTCCAATGAGCAGATTGTTGAATTGATTCACACGCTGGCCGCCCGCGGAGCTGACCATGTGATCTTCAAGTTTGTTGAGATCGTTTCACCCACCGCCAAATCCATGATGAAGCGGATTGACCGATTGTTTCCAGACCGGGCACCCATCTTCCGGGAGTTGTTCACCGAAACCATAGGCCACATGCGCACGGTCAAGGAGGAGTACAGGCTGAATGCGCTGAAGCTGTTCAAAAAGGAAACCCAAAAAGCGGGTATCACAATGGGGCTGTGCTATGAATACACCTATGAACGTGATGCGGCCGGGAAAATTCTCAACAAGACAGGAATCAGCCTTGGCCACCCATCGTTCGGCTTGGTGACTGCCGACCAATGTCATGGCCGCCGGGTGCCAATGTTCTCCCGGGCATCCGCCGGGGATGTGTTTGAGGAAATCACCGATTGCCCACCGAGTGGCTGCTTGTATTGCGGAAAAGAAAAAGAACACGGATTGCCTCCTAGCGGCAGCAACTTCCTCGGTGAAGCAAAGGCATTGCGTCCCGTTGACCTCAAAGAAACAGGATGGACAAGGAAACACGGAAATGGCTGAAGGCCCAACGCAATTGACAATCATTGGCGGAGTACCAGCAACCGGCAAAACAACTCTCCTGCGCCAATTTATCAGTCAAAGCGCCGGTGTTTGGCGTGCTATCCGGTTTTGTAAGCTGGTTGAAGGTTTGTACATACCGGGCCAACGCACCTTCGTCATCGGAAAATACAAACCATGGTATGCGGTTGAAGGCGATTTTGAAGGCACCGACAAATTGAGCATGGCTGTTCAGCCGTATCTGCTTGCGTTTTTGCGCGGCCAGCCACCCGGTCATTTTGTGATGGAAGGTGACAGGCTGTTCACGCGGTCATTTCTTGAACAGGCCGCTCAATGGGCAACGGTCCGGGCGATCATTCTATGTGCGGCGGAGGAAAAGCTGACTGCCCGGCACCAGCTCCGCGGCGACAATCAAGGCGCGCAATTCATTCAAAGCCGGGCAACCAAAGTTGCGAACATCAGGCAATGGATTGAGGGACAAGAAAAAATCCGGTGGCAAGTTGAGAATCACGTCACCCCAGATGACACAAAAACAATAGTGAAGGGAATAATGAAATGAACAAAGTGGACCTGACCAGACATGAAATTGACGCCAAAGGAATGAAGGAAACAGCAGCGGCTGAAACCGATTATGACGTGCTGATTGATGAACCAACGCTGGGTTATGAAAACGGGAAATTGGTTTTTGTTTACATGAAACCCCCCGACACAGACCGGGTTTTGAGCCGCGCGCGTGAAGCGTGTTTCAGTTTGAAATTCAAGGATGTTAATTGGCGCAGCGATGGCCTTCAATCGGTTTCACGCATTTTCGGGTTTCAGCCCCGGCTGACCACTCGCAAGGATTATTGCGCGCCAACGGTCATGGCAAGAGAATCCCCCGCGGAACAAGGCGCACTGCTGGACATGGGAAAAGTGGTGGCCCGGATTTATGAACAATACAACCCCGAATTGTACAAGGCGCATTGCGAGTTAATTGAGGAAACCGTTGAACCGGATTGGCGCTTGCCGGGGATGCCTTTCAGCGGCGGCATTGTTAACAAAAACAACCCCATTCACTATCATTTTGACTCAGCCAACATCCCAAACGTCTGGTCGTGCCTGCTTTGTTTCAAGCAAGATCTTGAAGGTGGTTATTTGGCTGTGCCCCAATACAATATTGCCGCGGCATTTCGGGATGGCTGGATTGGTTTGTTTGACAACAAGCAGTTTTTGCATGGCGTCACCCCGTTCAATAAAATATCACCAGAGGCAACCCGTTTCACCGTTGTTTATTATTCCAATCAAGGTATGCGGCATTGTCTCCCATGCGCGGAGGAAATTTCCCGCATCAAGAACAAACGCACTGAGCGGGAGGACAAACGCAACCAAGGCGTGGACCCAGTAACTGAACAATGAGCAACGCCGGGTTAACCATCAAGCAAGCGCAACTGGTTCAGCGCAAAAACCTTGAGAACATCGTCAGGAAAGTTTCTGAAGGCAAAGTGCTTTCAAGGCAGGAATTTGAAATGCTGGACTCAATCGCCAGCGCTCAAACCGATGATCCAGACACGCAGAAAGTGCGTTCATGGACGGCGCTCGCAAAGGTGCTTGGCGTTTCTCGCAAAACAGTCTGGGACTTGCGTGACAAGCATAACGGTCCGCAAACGATGGACGTGGCTGACTGGCGGGAGTTTCTTGAGCGCCGGGCAAGTGAATCCCCGCATTGGCAGAATGAAGATCAACAAAGTGAGGAAGTGCGTGAGCTGCGCACCAAACTTCTGCGGGCGCAAGCGGGGAAGGAGGATGCGATGCGGAAGCTCAGAGAATTGGAATATGCCAGAGCACAAGCCGGTCTTGTGCCCATGTCTGAAGCGCGGTCATCTATAAAAAAAGTGATGGCCCCATTGAGGGCTTTGCTCGATGCCCTTCCCAAATCTATCGCAGTACAAGCCAACCCAACCGACCCCAATCAGGCGGAGCGGGCTGCCCGGGAAGGTTTACAAAAGGTGTTCGGAATGATGGAGGGGGAATTGGAAAAAATCGAAAATGCTTCGAACTGACAAATACACTTTTGGATTTGTAAAGCAGTCTGATGAATTATCGGTCCACGAATGGGCCACGGGCAACGTAGAATTATCACCGCGCATCACTGAGCAGCCCGGACCCTACTCAACAGCGCTTCACCCCTATGTCGATGAGATCTTGGAATGCGTTGCTGACCCGTATGTTAAACGGGTTTCACTTTGTTGGGGATCTCAAACAAGCAAAACAACCACCTTTTACGTGATGCTTGGTCATGTAATTGACCAAGACCCGCGGGCAATCCTCTGGGTGTTTCCAAACCTGAATTTATGCAAAACATTCAGCTCAGACCGCTGGATGCCTTTTTGCCGTGAATCCAAAGCGCTGGTGCCCCATCTGCCGCGCTACATGGACGGCAACATTGACGCAGACCGTTTCACTCTCACCAAGCAGGAATTTTCCCGGTGCACGATGAATCTTGTTGGGGCCGGTTCAGCGGCCAACGTGCGCAGCTACCCGGTTTCAGTGCTGGTGCTCGATGAGATTGACGTGATTGACGAGCGGACCCGGCGTGAATGTATGGACAGGGTGAAGGGTATGCACGATTACAAAGTGCTTCAAAGCTCAACGCCGGTGACTGAACGCGGCGGCATCTGGCAGGAGTTTCATGAAGGTGACCGGCGGAGGTTCATGATGCCTTGCCCCAAATGCAAAAACCGGATTTTGTTCAGGCTCAAAAACGATGACGGTGAGCTGAACATATCATGGAGCACCAAGGCCAATCTTTCAGCATCAGAACATGACTTGGCTCTGGTCCAACAGACCGCGTTTTATGTCTGCGAAAAATGCGGCAAAAAGATCAAGGACACCGACAAAATCAAAATGCTGCGAAAAGGGAAATGGGAAGCAACCAGCAGCAGCAGTGAGCTTGGTTTCCGGTCCTATCATCTCAACTCAATTTACAGCCCAATCATAACCTTCGGCCGCGTTGCGGTTGAATATCTCAAGGCAAAAGCAGCCCCGGGAGCAATGCAGGCCTTTGTCAATGGCTGGTTAGCTGAACCATATCGGCCCGGGGACGGGGCAATTGACCCTGAAAAATTCAAGGTGGTTGAGAAGGATTACAAACGCGGGGAACTGAAAGGTGAATACAGGATTGTTGGCGTGGATGTTCAGCGCTCAATATTTTATTGGGTTGTGCGCGGATTTGACCGCGATGGGAAAAGCTGGCTGGTGGACCACGGCACGGCCCCTGCTTTTGATGATCTGACGGCGGTGGCGGCGGAGTATGAGTGTGCGTATGGCGTAATTGATACTGGATACCGCACCCATGAGATGTATCAGGAAATCAATGCCCGGCGGCCGTTCTGGTTTGGTTGCAAAGGCTGGGACCGGCTTCAACACCCCTACAAAATGACCGATGTGGACCCAAACAACCCAACCAAAGACCGGAGGAACAACAAACAGGTCATCAATCTTTTGAACATCAATAAGGATGTTTGGCAGGGTGAATTATTGAAACGGCGCAACGGCACCAATCTGAATTGGTTCACGTACAAAGACACGGACCCGGACTATGTGCGACAGATGCTCAGCACCAATCACAAAGAAACAACTGACCGGCGCGGAAAAGTAAAGTGGGAATGGGTAGTTGAAGGCCACCGGCAAGACCATTATTGGGACTGTGAAACTTACATCTTGTGTCTCAGTCACGTGTTCGGTCTGGGTGGCGCTGTTATCCGTCACGGCCGGGATCTGGCCGCCACGGACAAGGCCAAGCCCCAAGCCCGGAAACCTCCGCGGGGAAAATCAATATGGTGATGGTGACAAATCAGCTAAAGGTAGAGACATCATGCCCATAGCCCCGACCAATAAAATTGTCGTTGCTGAGTTCAACGAGTATTTGGGCAAGCTGGCCAACTCAATGACCGGCATGGCCTTCAGCAAGGTCGTCAAAGGTGAAGCTGCCTCAATACTCTCAAAAGCTGCCCAAGAAACCAAAGCAGCGTCAGTCACCAAGATCAGATCCAAGTACAAAATCCGATCACGACAGCGAAAAGATCTGCCCGCAGAATATCAAGAGAAGGGAGCCCGCGGCCGCTACAAAAAGTCAGTCCCAAAGGGCGCAGTCAAAGGGAGCAGGACCGAACAAAGCCCGGATCTTGTGGAAGGAATCAAAATGGACGGCAAATTTTACAACACGAGTTATTACTATCCCGAGCCGGTTTGGCAGCGCCTCAAAAACAAGCTGAAGTTTTTTGAAGACCAAGCCTTGGCGCGGCGTTATTCAGGCGCGGCAACTTGGTTTTTGATCGCTATGAAAGCCAAATTGCCCACGAGTAGGTTCAAGAAAAAATCTGTGATGTGGAAAGCTATTCAATCCCAAGGCGGAAGCTATGGCCATGACTCAACTGAAAACGGCCAGCAAAAGAAAAAGCGCTTCACGTTTTATGTGGAGGTGTTCAACGGCGCAAACTGTTGCCTGAACAAATCTGCGCGCGGGGTGTTTGCGATCAGGTCAGCGATGGCTGGCCGCATCAAATCTTATGAAACCCACGTCCGCAAAAAGACTTTTGACAACGCAAAAGAGGAGGTCAGAAATTATCCAAACATCTATCTGGCCGACTGAATGGGTGACAAATCACCCATTTATGAATGGCCGAGAGAATCAGTCAAGCAACCCTGATCACCCTGCGTGACAATCTAGTCACCGCATATACCAATATCAGCACCAATCCAGCGTCATCATACAGCCTTGGTGACCGCACCTTCAGCTATTCATCGCGGGCAGAATTATGGGAAGAAATCGTCACGCTTGACCGCCAGATATTAATGCTGTCCACAACGTATAAAGCATACGGCAAAAACCGGGTCGACTTTGAATCATGGAAGTAAATCTTTGGAGCAGAGTCAAAACCGCCAGCCGCATATTGTTCGGTTATGACGCGGTGGTGTCGGACCGATACCGCCGCAACAAGGGGTTTCATCCAATCAGGGATGAGAATATTGAGCTGCCACCCTATGACCGTGACGAGCTTGTCGGCAATCTGCTCAACATGAAGCGCAATAACCCGATTGTGAAGAGCATTTCCCGGCTGAAGCGCACTGATGTTGTCGGCTCAGGACTCAAACCCCAACCCGCCACACCGGGGGAGGATTTCAATGAGCGCGTGCTTGAGCTGTGGCAGCAATGGGCTGAAGCGCCTGAAGTGACCGGCATGATGAACATGAAAAGTGTTCAGCAGGAAATTGTTGATGCGCCTCTTTTCTTTGGTGACATCGGTATTTTGTACGGGTCCAACGGGTTGCTTCAAATCTTTGAAGGATCAAACATTGGCTCACCGATGGGCGTGGGAGGATTCAATGAAGATGACGCCGACAAAAACGGGGTGATTGTTGATGATTATGGCCGACCCGTTGAATATCAAGTTGGCAAACGGGTGAATGGAACATTGACG